GTCAGGAGCGGCTGATTACGCCAGAGGCGTGTGACTGGGTCAAGTTCGCCCTTGATCCGTTCCACGACCAAGAGCTGGACAATCTTCGCGGCTATCCCGACGTGGCTACGGAGCCTACCGTGGTCGTTAAGATCCGTCAGGCCAAGACCGTGTCGGCGCCCCCGGGCCTCCCCGAGGGCGCGACGTGGGATTGCCACATGGTTCTGTCGCCCATTGACTACGCCCCACGTAGCGAGAACTACGGCGTCCGTGTTATCCCCATGGGAGAGCAGACCGACCAGACCGGCAGCGCCTACTCTGCCGCTGGTCTGGTTACGAACGCCCTCGCTTCCGACGGCTACACCAATGAGATCGGTCGTATCGACGGGCTCGCCATCAACAGCGTGCCTAGCGACGCGGCCGACGGCGGCAACTACACTTTTACTCCCGGCCATATGCCGAAGACCGCCCACAGTGGCTACCAAGTCCAAAACATCAACCTTGACAACTACCTTGACTTCGAGGACACTGACCTTGGCGTATACCGCATCGTGTACAGTGGCTTCGAAGTGGTGAACACCACCGCACAGATCAAGAAACAGGGTGCAGTCACTGTTTATGAGTATGGCAACAGCTACGAGATGGGCGTCTCGCATCCACAGCAGTACGATACAGCCTACTCGCCGACCGGGTACTACAACGCTACGAACTACTTCCGCTGCCCCCCCAACACCATCGCCGAGGCAAAGATTATGCCCGGTTCGCATTCTTGGGCAGCGCAGGACGGATGTTACAATACTGCAAAGTTTCAAACCGAAAATCCATTCCAGGCCCTCACTGCCAGGCCCTGGGTGGTGTGCCAGAACGAGCCACGCGCCGGCACCGACGCAGGGTACTTTGCTGCCATTCCGTCGGGCGCACCGCAGGTCTCGAACTCCGCCGGCAGCATCGCATCCACCATTTGGCTCGCCAAGCAGAAGAACAGTGCTGTGGCCGAGCCTCAGACTGGGTGCCCAGGTCCCGCCCACTTTTCGCGTATGAACACGACGGGTGCGTACTTCACCGGTCTTTCTGCTGAGACCACGTTGTTCGTCACCTGGCGGGTGGGCATCGAGCGGCTTCCCGCGGCGAACAAACCAGCCTTCCTGGCACTTTCTCAACCAAGCGCGACCTTCGACCCCAACGCTTTGATCTTGTACAACATGGTCGCGAATGTCCTCCCGCCCGGGTGCCCCCAAGGGTACAACGATGCTGGGAAGTGGTTCAGCTGGATCGCTAACGCGGCCAAGAACTCCATCCCCACCGTGTACCCCATCGTGCGCACGGCCGCGATGGTGGCTTCGGCCACAGGCAACCCGATGACAGCGCAAGCTTTGTCTGGCCTCGCCAGCAAGATGAAGCCTATCGCTGAGGCTCAAGCAGCCAGACGTCTCCAGGCAGCCGTTCGCAACAAACAG